GTAGTAGAACAGATCAAAGAAAAGTTTGGCGGTTTGCGTTTCTATTATCAAGGCGGTGATGATACAATACAAGGTATGGTTCGTATGGCAGAAGCATGGGCCGATCGTAGTTGCGAAGAATGTGGCGCACCTGGCACGGCAGGTGGCAAAGGTTGGATTAGAACACTATGCCCGACTCATAGAGCAGAAGCAGATGCACGTTATGCAGAAAGATTTAAAGAATGAGAGAACAAATTGAAACTCTGATGAAACGGGCTGGAACAGATACTAGCGGTAAGTGGATGGGTGTAGAACATGCCGAAAAGTTTGCCGAGTTGATTATTAATCAATGTATTGACAAGATTGAAACATATCGCATTCCTGTTGGCAATAGTAGTTCCGGTGAACTGGCTTGCGAGTGGACTTACGCCGCTCTCAAAGAAATCAGAGACGATATCAAAGAAACATTCGGAGTTAAAGAATGAAAGTTGGTCTAAGTTACAGCCGATGTGTCCTTGATATTGTCGAGAAACGTGTAGATATTGAAGATGTTCTTGTTGTAATTTCTCGAACAGACTTTGACCCGAGAGATGACAAACAATGGGCCAGCATTTGGGAAGGCTACTGCTACGGTGGGATGAGTCGGGCCGAATGGGGTCATTATGACTTCAATAACAAGGAAGATGAAGACAAGTTCCGCAGTGTCAGCATAATGTTGTGGGAAGATGGGAAACTACATCAACCCCGCAAGTTTGGCAGACATCCTGCTCGTCGATCAGAAATATGGCTCGAAACAGTTCTACCTAGTGAAGAACTAGATCGCAATCCCGTAGTGAAAAAAGCGTGGGATAATTTCCAGGTCGTTGCTGGCCTGACTAATACAACACTTGATAAGGAATACAAATAATGTTAGTACCAATGGTGGTCGAAAAGACCGGACAAGGCGAACGAGCCTTTGATATTTTTAGTCGCTTACTCAATGAGCGTATCGTGTTCCTTAATGGACCCGTTGATGATCATATTGCTAATCTAGTTGTGGCACAATTGTTACATCTTGAAAGCCAAGACAGTGAGAAGGATATTCATCTCTACATCAACAGTCCCGGTGGACTTGTGACTGCTGGCTTGAGTATCTATGATGTTATGCAGTTTATCAAACCAGACGTATGCACCTATGTCATGGGACAGGCTGCGTCAATGGGCTCATTCTTGGCCAATGCTGGTGCTAAAGGTAAGAGATTTGTTCTGCCAGAAAGCCGAACAATGATTCATCGTGTTAGTTCAGGTACCCCAGGCACCCGTGGCAGTGTTCATGTCCAAGAACTACAGTTCGAAGATGCTAAACGTACATATGAAGAAAGTCAGCGCATTAACAAACGTCTAACTGAGTTGTATGTTAAACACAACACCGCAGGCAAATCTTATGAAGAACTTTTTGAAACCATGAAGTTTGACACCTTTCTAAGTGCCGACGAAGCAGTTGCATATGGTCTTGCCGATAAAGTTGTTGAGCATCGATCACAATAATAAATATCATGTCAGCGGACTCTTACGTCATTCATCCCGCTTTATAAACTCTGCATGTCGTCAAACTTGCTACTTTTCATAAGGAGACTAGAGATGGCAAAATATCTTTCAACAAAAACATACGGCAACGATAGAGGTCTATCCTGCTGTTTCAGACAATGGCGCAGTACACATAGTCACTGCTCATTGCTACACGGATACTCAATCGGTATCAAATTAATTTTCGAATCAGAAACACTAGACGACCGCAATTGGGTTATGGACTTCGGTGGACTCAAGGCATTTAAAGAGTGGGCCGACTGGCAGTTTGATCACACTATGATCATTGGTAAAGATGATCCCGAACGTGGCACATTCGTAGAATTAAACAAGATCCAAGGCGGTTTTAAAAACATGGGCATCATTGATCTGCGTATTGTAGACGGTGTAGGCTGTGAGATGTTTGCCGAATTGGTATATCGTGTTATGCATGAGATCTTAACTGCCTATCAAGAAGGTCGAGGTTGGACACACCCAGATGGTCGCGTGTTTGAAGCTCGTTATCCGGTAGGCGCAGGTGTTCGACTACGTTCAGCAGAAGTGTTCGAACATGCTGGTAATAGTGCTATTTACGAAGGATAATATAATGAAAAGAATTTTAATCATGGGATTGCCCGGTGCCGGCAAAACTTATCTAGCACAGCATATACTAGAACATCTACAAAACGAAAAAAAACGTGTAGCTTGGCTAAATGCCGATGATGTACGTAAAAAATATAACGACTGGGATTTTAGTACAGAAGGTCGTATTCGACAAAGCCATCGTATGCGAGAACTCGCAGATTCGATGATCGATGTCGATTATGTTATCTGTGATTTTGTTGCTCCCCTAGTTGAGATGCGAAACAACTTTAAAGCTGATTGGACAATATGGGTAGACACAATTGACAAGGGTCGATATGAAGATACTAATAAAGCCTTTATCCCGCCCGAAGTCTACGATTTTCGTATCACTGAACAAAACGGAGAAAAGTGGGGCGAGTTTATTGCTGGACACATTTTAGATAATAGACGCAGGCCTGTATTTGATTGGCAAAAAGAAACAGTGCAGATGTTAGGACGTTGGCAACCCTGGCATGCTGGTCATCGTGCATTGTTTGAACGTGCTATTGCAAAAACTGGACAAGTTGTGATACAAATACGCGATTGCCAAGGTTGGCAAGGATCGAATCCCTTCGCTATTGATCAAGTAAAGAATTTTATCAAGCGTGACTTGGATATGCTCTATCAAGGACAATACGAAATACAAATTGTTCCTAACATCGTAAACATTACTTACGGTCGTGATGTAGGATATAAAATTGAACAAGAAACGTTCGACGATGCTGTCCATAGTATTAGTGCAACTAAAATTCGAAAGGATTTAGGACTTGCATAAAACAAAAAGTGTAATAGTTATTGGTGCTGGCATTGCCGGTATTACAACAGCCTATTATCTTGTTAAAAACGGATATAGCGTAACTGTTTACGAACAGGAACGTTATCCGGCTATGCGAACCAGTTTTGCCAATGGCGGGCAGGTTAGCGTTAGTAACAGTGAAGTATGGACTACCTGGAGTAATGTTAAAAAGGGTATCAAGTGGATGTTCAAGAAAGACGCCCCACTCCTGATACGTCCTAGACTCGATTGGGCACAGTGGAAGTGGATGATGAAATTTCTATGGAATACTGCCAAAGGCGACTATGCCAGAAACACAGCAGAAACTATTCGACTGGGTATACAGGCCAGAGCATTGTATGCACAAATTATCCAAGAAGAAGGTCTCGAATTCGATCAACGTAATTGCGGTATTTTACATTTTTATAAGGATCCGCAATATTTCGAAAATGCTCACAGTGTAAAGGGATTATACAACGCTAATGGCTGCGAATGGGATATGCTAACACCATTGCAGACTAAAAGCATAGATCCTGCATTGGGCAGTATAGAAGGTGTTGTAGGAGGTGCGTGGACTCCTAGTGATTGGACCGGCGACATACATAAGTTCTGTTACGAAATGGAACAAATACTAACCTATAGGTATGGTGTTAAATTTCACTATGACTGGAAAATAGAACACCTTGAAGATGTTAGTTTTTATGATGCAGTGGTCGTTGCCAACGGTGTAGGCAGCGTTAAGTTGGCAAAAACTGCAGGTGATACTTTAGACATCTATCCTGTCAAGGGTTATAGTATCACTATCAATAATGTTGATCCTAAGTATTTGCCCAAGGTTAGTTTGTTAGATGATCAAGCAAAGATTGTGACCAGCACACTAGGCAATCGACTGCGTGTTGCAGGCACTGCGGAACTTGCAGGCGAAAACTATGACATACGCAGAGATCGTATCCAGCCACTGTTAGATTGGGTACATACAAACTTTCCCAACATTAACACACATGATTACACACAGTGGGCATGTCTGCGTCCAATGACGCCCGATATGATGCCCATTGTTCGACAGAGTAAAAAAGATCCTAAGATTTTTTATCATGTTGGGCACGGACATTTAGGTTGGACATTAGCACCAGCAACCGCAAAACAAGTAGTGGAGTTAATTAAAAATGCAGATGACTGATAAGGATTGGCTAGAACGAGTAACTATAGCATATAAAGCATATCCATACCCTAACAAAGATATTGAAACATTTGTACATTGGTTATATAAACAATACGGAATTATTGCTCCTAAGGAAAAAGATGAGTAGAAAAACGTTTGGTACATTTCTGCCTGGATTAGAAATAATCGAACATGTAAAGCATAAAGATAGTCGAGGAGACTTTTGTGAGCTATGGAAAATTACCAATGACAATATGCGTGGACCAGTCCTTGATGGTTGGCCCTTTCGTCAATTGAATATTGCAACATCTTCTAAAAATGTGTTACGAGGAATGCACAGACAGAATCAGTTTAAGCGTGTTATGCCAGTATACGGTAAAATATTTGATGTGGCATTAGAGCCCGTCACCGGCAAATGGTTTGGCATAGAATTAGACGAAACTTGTGGTTTATTAATACCTCCGCAATATGCACACGGATATCTTGTTTTATCTGATATAGCTGTTGTACAATATGTAGTCGATAGACCTTACAATAAAGATGAAGAAGAAAATTTTAATTGGAATAAGTATGGCATTGAGTGGCCTATTCAAGGTGCCCCAATTTTGTCAGTTAAGGATGCCGAATGAAAATAGGATTTAATTGCAGTAGTTTTGATCTGTTACATGCCGGCCATGTAACTATGCTTAAAATGGAAAAACAATTATGCGACTATCTTATTGTTGCATTGCAGATTGATCCTACTGTAGATCGACCAGGTATTAAAAACAAACCAGTACAAAGTGCATACGAACGATATGTTCAACTACAGGCCTGTAAGTACGTAGATGAAATTTTAATTTACGAAACTGAATTTGATCTATTACAGTTGTTGCAAACACAAACAATACATATTCGTTTCTTAAGCGACGAATATTTAAATAGAGATTTCACTGGAAAACAATGGTGTATTGACAACGACATTGAATTGCATTATCATAAAAGGACGCATGTTTACAGCTCTAGCGAATTAAGAGCCAGAACTGCACAGTTAGAAAATATGAAGTCTAAAGAGATTGTTCTACAACAAGAGCAGCACTCTCCAGATTTATTAAACAAATACAAGGCATAATATGAAGAAAATTTTAGTAACAGGTGGAGCCGGGTTTCTTGGTAGCCATTTATGTGATAGACTAGTTAACGAAGGACATCATGTACTTTGCGTTGACAATTATTTTACAGGTAGTAAAAATAATATTGCTCATTTATTAGATAACAAGAATTTTGAAGTTATCCGACAAGATGTTTGCTTTCCCTTGTATGTAGAAGTAGACGAAATTTATAACTTAGCTTGCCCTGCAAGCCCATTCTATTATCAATGGGATCCAATCCAAACAATGAAAACAAGTGTGCTAGGTGCTTACAACATGCTGGGACTTGCTAAACGCACCGGAGCAAAGGTTCTACAGGCAAGTACTAGCGAATGCTACGGTGACCCAACTGTACATCCACAACCTGAGTCATATTGGGGCAACGTAAACCCAATTGGTATCCGTAGTTGCTACGATGAAGGTAAACGTGCCGCCGAAACATTGTTCATGGACTACTATCGCACACACGATGTCAAGGCTAAGATCGTACGTATTTTTAACACATACGGACCAAGAATGGCACAGAATGATGGCAGAGTTGTCAGTAATTTCATTGTTCAAGCACTGCAAGGCAAAGACATTACTATCTACGGTGACGGTCATCAAACTCGAAGTTTTTGTTATGTAGATGATCTACTAGATGCTATGCAAGCGATGATGAATCACACCGACGATGATTTTATTGGACCTGTCAATACCGGCAATCCTGGAGAGTTTACTATGTGGGAGCTAGCACATAAAGTAATTGAGCTTACAGGAAGTCAGAGCAAAATCCTTCAAATGCCGTTGCCACAAGATGATCCAAAACAACGTAGACCCGATATTACACTGGCCAAAGAAAGATTAAATTGGGAACCAAAAATTAATTTGGAACAGGGTCTAATCAAGACTATTGACTATTTTCGAACAATCGTGTAAAATAATAACATGACACACGGCCTTATTGCACAAGAAGTTAGCGAGTTATTTCCAGAAATGGTTACTATTCAACCAACTCCACAGCCGATTTCAGTGTTTTCAGTAACTGCTCCTCCAGAAAATAACATTGTATTCCATTCTGGACAATCCGAGACTCTTAGAGTTGCCGAAGATGGATTTTATGTTAGAGGAGTAAAAGTTCCTGCAGACGATAATGAGGCGGCCGCTGTCTACAAGGCTTTCAAAGAGTTTTTAGTTTATCACGCACTTACAAGGAATCAACTATGACAAGCTGGACTGTGACTGTTGAGGAAGATCCGGAGACCGGTGATCTTATCCTGCCTTTGCCCGAAGATATGCTTAAACTACAAGGCTGGGTAGAAGGTGACACATTAGAATGGATTGACAATAAGGACGGAACATGGAGCATTCAGAAAGTAAAATGAAAACATTTATTCAAATTGGAGCAGGTGCAGGTGACCGAGACCCTAATGCTAATTTTATAGACGGCTT